CAAGAGGCGCTTAGACAGGCCTACAGAGCCTGCTGTGAGGTCTCCTAAGATCACACCCTTGCCTGCCATCACCTCTAGCATCTTCAACCATGATACAGCCCTGCGATATGTGACCGACAACAACTGTCTGGATGCATTCAACAAGGGCTATATCCAGATCCGCTATGCTCCTGCCGAGAAGCGTGTCCTGTTCTATACCCAAGACGGTAAGGGGGCTGTTGGTCGATCTATAGCACAGCACAAGGCCAAATGGTGGACATATGGTGATGTGGCACAAGGCTACGCCATAGGCCAAGGAACCACAGCAGTGGTTGTCGAGGATGTACCGTCAGCATGTTCAGTTTCTAGGCTGGACGATCATGTCGGAATTGCGCTATTAGGGACGGCTGCGGGTAACCTGCAACTACAACCGCATCTTAGCAGGTCCATAATAGTTCTTGACAGGGACGCATCTAGCAAGGCATTGTCCGTATCTCGGCGCTTGGGTCAAGGGACAACAGTACGGTACACAGATACCGATTTGAAGAACCTGAGCGTGGATAGACTGAGGTCACTACTGAGCAGTGAGTTGGCGACAAGGCCATGAACAAGTTGTGTAATGGGTACGCCCCGGAGGAAGACTATGAAGGCTCGTGCAATCGTGATTATCGACTATACTATCGACGGCAGTTTCAAACAAGTAGCCGAGGAACAAACGAAGCTTGAAGAAGGCGTCGCGGCAATGCTGAAGGGCAACAAGAATGTTGTCTATCACGCCATCGATGTCAGGGAGCGTCGTGGCGATAATCCGCCAGACCTCAAGAACATGAAGTTCCGCTCCTTCTGATCTACAGACAGAATACTCAAAAGGCCTCGGTTAACCGCCGGGGTCTTTTTTTGTCTTGACTGCAACCTACTACCGCACCTTATAATGACACCTTGTTGAGGCAGTCTACGGGATGGTGCAATGCAGACATCGTTACTCCATGCCCTGCTATCCGCCGAATTCTATGCGCAGAACAAGAACAGGCTTAAGAAGACCTTGTTCGATGACCGCTGCTCTACAGTCTTCGAGTTGATCGCAGAGGCACACGCAAAATACAGCCATGACCTGACGGTTACAGACCTGATGGCCTTGTGGCGTTCTAGTAACCCCGCCGCCACGAATGCAGACCGGTCGGTGTTCTCCGATCTGGTAGCTGCAGTGGCGGATGCAGATCCGATTAGCCCTGATGTGGCCTCTGATGTTCTGGACAGCCTGTGGAAGCAGGAGACAGGCCGGGAGATCGCCAACATGGGTATCGCTATATCTGAGGGCCGCTATGAGGCCATGGATATGCTCAAGCGCCTGCTGGAGAAGGTGGGTGATGCTTATGTGGCGGATGACTTCGGTGACCCGGTCACTGACGACATCTACACCCTTCTGGCAGAGGCATCAGATGATGCCCGCTGGCGGTTCAACATCGAAACTCTGGCCCGCTGCGTCTATGGCATCGGCCCTAGTGAATTCGGCATTGTCTTTGCCCGTCCTGAGACTGGCAAGACCGCATTTGTGGTCAGTATAGCTGCAGGCCCCAATGGCTTCTGCCAGCAAGGGGCCAAGGTCTTGTACCTCGGCAACGAGGAGTCAGCAAAGCGAACCAAGCTGCGCGCTATGCAGGCGTGGACAGGTATGAAGAAGGACGAGATCAAGGACAGCCCTGATCTGGCTATGTCCCGGTATATGGCCATCCGTGATCGCCTGATCATGAAGGATATCCAAGAGAAGGATATGGCGTGGGTGGACAGCTACATCGGGCATATCAAGCCTGATGTCGTGATCATCGACCAGCTTGATAAGGTCAACCTGTCTGGCTCTTTTAATGCCAGCCATGAGCGTCTTCGGGAACTGTATCGCCAAGCCCGTGAGTTGGCCAAGCGCCATGAGATCGCCCTGATCGTACTGTCACAAGCATCTGCAGATGCAGAGGGTCGCACCCGCCTAGACTTCTCCACCTTGGAGGGGAGCAAGACCGGTAAGGCCAGCGAAGCGGATCTTATTATCGGCATCGGGAAGCATTCTGCACAGGATGACGACGAGCCTAACAACGTCCGTTTCCTGAACATCTCCAAGAACAAACTGAGCGGTTACCACGGTGTAATCGCCTGCAACATCGAACCAGAGGTGAGCCGCTATGTCGTATGAACTGTATGATGGAAAACTGATCATCGATCTGGACACAGAGACCGGTGATGAGATCGTTCTGGCTGCGTTGAAGAATGCCCGCTTGGGTATCCTTGATAGCATCACAGGTGATTTCGCCAGCATTGCCCGTGATGGTGATGTGCCTCGCTTCCGCACTGAGAACATCAGGCAAAACCACGAATACCTCGAAGCATTCGAGCGTGTGATGGAGTATTTCGGGGGAAGCAAATGGGACTCCTGATCAAACTGACCAAGGCAGAGCTGGCCCAGTGCAAACAGGCATCCTCTCTGCGGTGGCAGCTGGCCCGTGCCTCTGGTGTGGTCAACCAGCGTCGTGATCATCGCACTGATGATGAGATCGACTATCTGGGCATCCGTGCAGAGGCCGCTGTGGCCAAGGCATACGGCATACCCTACACGCCCAGCGCCTTGGGGATCGACGAGGGTGTGGACCTGTATGCCGGGGACATCGGTATTGATGTGAAGGCCACGTTCCATACTGAGGGTCGCCTGCTGTTGAAGAGCAAGGATGCCGCTAAGGCAGACATCTTCATCATGGTCACAAATACACCCGAAGATGATGTGATGAACCTGTTGGGTTGGACCTCCCGCACCCGCTTCCTTGAACAGTGCCAAGAGACTGACTTCGGCAAGGGTGTCTGCTTCACCATGGAACAGGACCAACTCTACATGGTCTCCAGCCTCTGGCTGCATATCACCTCTAAGACGATGGGGGTGGCGGCATGATCGGGGATGATGAGATCAACGAGTATTACCAATACCTCGAACGCCTTGAACAGAAGCAGGCCCAGTACAAGAAGCACCCTGAGAGCTATTTGGGCCAGCAGATTGATCTGTTGCAGGAACTCCTTCGCATCCAACAAAAGTTGTTGGGGCTGAAGGCATGAAGATACTCGTTCTGGATCTTGAGACGACGGTCCAGAAGCTGAACGACAAGAAAGACAACAGCCCCTTTAACCCAGACAACTGGTGCGTCTCAGCACACTTTGGTTGGCTGGGCTGGGATACTGTCGATAGCGTCCAGCATCTGGTCTTCAATCACAATGACAAGCAGGGGTCCGATCCTATCGGGCCTCTTGAGGCTGCGCTGGAGCAGGCTGATCTCTTGGTGGCGCATAACGCTAAGTTCGACTGCCTGTGGCTGCAGGAGATGGGCCTGACGATCCCGTCCAAGGTCTATTGCACCATGATCGGAGAATACATCCTTGCCAAAGGTCAAAGGCAGGAACTGTCGCTGAAGGCTATAGCTGAACGTCGCAATGTGACCCGCAAGAAGAGCGATCTGGTCGATGAGATGTTCAAAAAGGGGACAGGCTTCGAGGCCATGCCTCTGGATATCGTCTTGGAGTATGCCGAGGCGGATGTGATCTCCTGCGGTGAGATTTACCTCTCCCAACAGGATGATTTCAGCAAGGACCAGAACAAGAGCCTGACCAACATCGTCGAGTTGATGAACGAGATGCTGATCTTCCTGTTGGAGATCGAAAGCAACGGGATCTGCATCGACATGCAGGCCCTTGATGAGGTCGAGCAGCAATTCTCCGCAGAAAAAGCGGAGCTTGAGCGTAATTTACTCCGCATCGTGGAAGAGGTGATGGGCGATACCCCGATTAACCTCAATTCTGGGGCAGATATGACTGCTGTGGTCTACAGCCGTCGGGTAAGGGACCGTGGCCTGCATCAGGAAGTGTTCAACATCGGCCTAAATGCTGCCGGTAAGCCCTTGCACCGGCCGAGGATGAACCAGCAGGAGTTTAACGCAGCCGTCAGGACCACCACTGATGTGGTCTACAGGACCGTGGCAGTCTGCTGCCATGAATGTAATGGCGTAGGCAAGGTCTACCGGGTGAAGAAGGATGGCAATTTCTACGCCCGCCCGAACATCTGCAAGACCTGCAATGGGGCAGGGGCCATCTATGAGCCTACTGGCAAGGTAGCAGGCCTGAAGCTGAAGCCTTTGAACGTCCAGTACGCCACGATCAATGGCTTCGCTGCAGACAAGGATACCATCAAGCTCTTGATCCTGCAGGCGCAGGAGAAGGGCAATCTGCAGGCCGAGGAGTTCCTGACAAAACTGAGCAGGCTGAATGCTGTCAGCACCTATCTCGACAGCTTCGTGCAGGGTATCCGCACTTGGACCAGACACGACAACATCCTGCACACCAACATGAACCAGACGATTGCCGCCACAGGCCGTCTGTCGTCCAGTAACCCCAACTTCCAGAACCAACCTAAGCGAGGCTTCCCGATCAGGAAGGCCGTGATCAGCCGGTTTGAGGGGGGCTGCATCATTGAGGCTGACTTCAGTGGTCTGGAATTCCGGGTGGCCGGTGAGGTGTCCCGTGATCCGCAGATCATCGAAGACATCATGAACGGCAAGGATGTGCATAAGCAGACCGCCAGCATCATCAACCGGTGCAAGCCTGAAGAGGTAAGCAAGGATATGCGGCAGAACGCTAAGTCATTCACATTTGCACCGCTCTACGGTGGCATGGGGGCTGCAGAGCCACCGCACATCCAAGAGTATTTCAAGCAGTTCTTCGTGATCTACAAAGGGCTGGCGGAATACCAGAAGAGATTGATGGACGGGGTGCTGCGCAATGGCATCGTACAAACGCCATCCGGGCGGCAGTACTACTGGCCAAATGTCCGCAGGTTAAAGAGCGGCAGGACCACCAACGCCACCCAGATCGTGAATTACCCGATCCAAGGGTTTGCCACAGGTGATCTGGTGCCATTGGCCTGTATCCGTGCTTTGGCGGCATTCAAGCGGCTGAAACTGTCATCAAAACTGATCCTGACAGTCCATGACAGCATCGTGGTGGACTGCTTCCCCGGTGAGGAAGATCAGGTCTGTGCGGTCCTCAAGGACGCCATGATGGGGGTCTCTGATGAAGCAGAGCGTCGGTGGGGCTATAGCTTTGCCCTGCCTCTTGGGATCGAAATCAGCAAAGGGATTAATTGGCTTGATCAGGTTGAACTAGTGCTTGACTAACAGCACTTAGCTGTGGAACTATGGGTGCCTAACCATACAGCTATGGAGCAGTATCCATGAACGAGATTACGACGTTCAATGCGGCAGATCTTGCCGAACTCGCGAAGGAATTGGGAGCGACCTCGTCGGCCCGCACGACCCAGCGTATCCCGGTCCTTCGCATTAACCGCCTTGTAGAAGACGACGATGGGCGGCTATTGCCCCGTGGGAAAATCTTCCTGTCAGGAGATACTCCCGCATACGCCGATCAGGTGACATTCCGTCCCCTGTCGCATCACTTCCAGTATTCGAAGTACGACGGCGTCAACAAGAAATACACTTGTTGGACCCGTCAGATCGCAGACTGGAGCGAAGAGCCTCGCGACACCAAAGGCACACTTCGTTGTGGTAAGCCTGACGGCAAGACCCTGAAGCTTTTGGGTGCTGAAGAGCGGGCGAAGTACAAGGATGTACAGCTTGTTCGTCTTGTGCGTGGTCTGGTGTCATACACCGGCACGACCATCGATGGCCAAGAGATCACTGTCGAAAACCAGCCCTGCATTCTGAAGCTGTCCGGCCAGAACAACTTCCAGTCTGGTGAAGGCAAGCCCTACGCACCCTTCGAGGCTCAGTTCAAGGATCGCATCCCCAAGGGGTTCGAGATGTTTCACTTTGAGGTCACGCTGACAACAAAGAAGCACAAGAACGATGCCGGGGTGATGTGGTACACCTTTGAGTACGCCTTCAACCCGACGCAGCCCTTGCAGGTCACCAATGAGGTTTACGACAGCATTAGGGCTGTTGCAGAGCTTGTTCGTGAAGAGAACAAGAAGGTGGATGCAGCATACATGAAGGCCATTCGTGGTGCTGTAGACGACCTTGATGACTATCAGGTGCTGGGCGACGATCTGGATGATGATCTGGAAGATGTAGCCTGATGCTGCAGGTCGCGATCAGACATGCTCTGGATAAGCTGTCGAATGATGAGGGCCAAGACCTTGTCATCGACGATGCTTGGATTGAAGAGGCAGGAGAGCAGTTCAAGGACACTCTCCGTCGCCAATTCCGTCGTGAGAAGGAAGATTTCCGTCTCAGGATGTCCAATATCGGCAGACCACTCTGCCAGCTTCAGATGGCTAAGTCTGGCGCGGTTCCTACTCGGAAGCCTTACAACCACATCGTTAGAATGATCCACGGGGACATCTTTGAATGCGTCATGGACGTTATTCTGAAGGTGGCCAAGGTCAACATCACCGGTGCCAAGAACAAGGTCAAACTTGAGGTAGCCGGTGAGACCATCAAAGGCGAAGACGACATCCACATCGATGACAAGGTGTGGGACATCAAGTCGTCTTCCCCGTGGGCTTACGACAACAAGTGGAGCCTTGGCTACGAAGGCCTCAAGAAGGAAGACAGCTTCGGCTATGTCGGCCAGCTTGTAGGCTATGCCAAGGCGCAGGGCAAAGAGCCGGGTGGCTGGATCGTCGGCAATAAATCAACCGGCGAAATTATGGTGGTGGAGATGAATACCACTGACCATGAGATCGACACGGTGATGCTGAAGATCCAAGACACGGTCAAGAAGGTGTCCACCAATACCACTCTGGAGCGTCAATTCGAGCCAGAGATGGATATGTGGAGAGGCCAGCCTACCGGCCTACGCCGCTTGAACCCCAAGACCTGTGGCTTCTGTGACTTTGTCCACAAGTGTTGGCCGAATGCCGAGTATGCGCCTCACCCTTCCAGCACTGCAAAGAACCCGCCCAATTACTGGTTCTTGAGAGAGTAGCGATGCCGATCAAAACCTCTTCGGCGAAAGCCAAGGGCAGGCGGCATCAGCAATGGGTACGGGACAAGATCTACGACACATTCCCTGTTTTAGAAGACGGGGATGTACGCAGCACCTCAATGGGTGCCGGTGGAGAAGACCTACAGCTTTCTCCCGCCGCTCGTAGGCTCTTTCCCTATTCCGTTGAATGCAAGGCCTACAAGTCCTTCGCAGTCTACTCCGTGCTGGATCAGGCGGCAGAGAATGCCCCCGAGGGTGCCGAGCCAATAGCCATCATCAAAGGAGACAGGCGGAAGCCTCTGGCTGTCCTCGACGCAGAACACTTCTTCAGTTTGGTGGCCTCAAAG